ATTCTTTATTAACAGTCTTGAATACGGTTTGTTTGAATAAGGCGTCAACATCCATATTAAATTGTTCCATACTATTTTCACCTCACTTTCTATTAAAAATTATATCAAAGAAAGGAATGAGCAAAATGAACACACCACAAATTTTTAATTTCGGACAACAGGAAGTAAGAACAGTTTTATTAAATGATGAACCGTATTTTGTAGGTAAAGATGTAGCTGAGATTCTTGGATACGAACGTGCAGACAACGCTGTCAGAAATCATGTTGACGAAGAGGATAGGCTAATGCACCGAATTAGTGCATCAGGTCAAAATCGTAATATGACAATCATCAACGAGTCAGGCCTTTACAGTTTAATCTTAAAATCAAAACTTCCTTCTGCCAAAAAATTCAAACGATGGGTAACAAGTGAAGTGTTGCCAGCAATTAGAAAACATGGAGGTTATCTAACTCCAGAAAAAGTAGAAGAAGCTTTGCTTAATCCAGATACGATCATTCAATTAGCAACTCAACTAAAAGAAGAAAGAATTGGAAGACTGATAGCTGAACAAAAAATAGCAGAGTACGAACCGAAAATCTCCTATTTAGATAGCATATTATCTTCTACAGATTCAGTAACAATTAGTCAGATTGCAGCAGATTATGGGATGTCTCCACAACAGATGAATAAATTACTTCATAAACTAGGTATTCAGAAAAAAGTAGGCAATCAATGGTTATTATGTAAGAAACATATGAGACAAGGATATACAAAATCTCATACAACTGAGATTCCGAAATCTGATGGCGGAACAAAAGTTGTGATGAATACTAAATGGACTCAAAAAGGACGTTTGTTCATTTATGAGTCGCTAAAAAAAGAAGGATATATTCCAGAAATTGATCTATTAGAGGAGAGATAGTTATGTCGCAGGACTTCATTTTAAAAGTGCGTGTGGCGCTAGCTACGCATGACAAGAGTCAAGCTTGGTTAGCTGAAAAGCTTGGTATTTCAACAGCATACATGTCGGATATTATGAATGGACGTAGAAAGCCAGATAAACAAATCGAGCCAATTGAGGCAGTGCTAGCAGAATTAGAAAAGGAGAAAAATTATGCAAATAACAATTCCAGATAATTTGGTAGTTTCCGAATTAACTACACAGATCACGAATGCAGTGCTTAATTCTTTGGAAGAACGATTACACCTTATGAATAAATCAGTGGAGCTTCCTCCATATCCAAACAAATCAGAGGTAAAAAAAGTTTTAGGCATTGGTGAAGACAAATTAGCACATTGGATAAACCTAGGTTTAAAAACACAGCAGTGGAGCAAGTTAGACATCAGAATTGAACGATCGGAACTCCAAAGATTTTTGAAAGAAAACTTTGAGTTCTAAAGGCAAAGGAGAATGATTTTATGTCCTACACATTGCAACAAGAACATCAAATTCTCGGTTTGATTAAACAACGCAGGAAACAATTACAAGATGACCGTGCAGCGCTTAGAAAAGCCGATGAGCTATCAGATAGACAAGCTGAACTAATTGCTTCTGAACTTGAGGATTTGAGAATGCTAGAAATAAAAAATAGGGAGGCTAGATTGTGACTTTACAAGAGCATCAACGATTGATGCAAGAGTTAAATCAGGAATATCACAAAGATGTGAAACCTGAGTTGCTAGGTAATCAATGGCGTGAACGCCAGAAGAAGTGGCGAGAAATAAAAAAAGACCAACTAACGATGAGGGTCGCTAATTGGTAATAAATAAAAATATATATCAGGAGAATTATATCACATGAATAAGAAAATTGAAAATCTTATCGAAGAATTGAAGAAAGAATGCGACAAAGAAAATATTGGTCTTTCTTTATCATTAGTAAATGAGGAAACATTTGGAATGATAGCTGCTGGTCCAGCTAATCTTGCTGTTATGGGTGCTTTATTGCAAGGAAAAGAATATATAGAAATCGCTGCAGGCAATTGCCATTGTGAAGAGTGTAAGAAAATAAGAGAAGTCATTAATGCGGTTGATGATGAAGTTTCTTCCACACAACATACTTTTGTTATTAATAACAAGGAAGATTTCGCTGATGTGATGACCCGTATTTTCAAGGGGGAATTCGAATGATTAAAATCAATACGCTTTGGATTGCACTATTTGTCTTTATGCTTGTAGTAATCTCAAACGCTAATTTGTTTGTAGGCTGTTTATTTGCAGGAATGATTACTTTGCTAAGCTTGTTAGAAGATTTTACAAAGAAAGAAGGCGCTAGGCATGAACGAGTTAGCAAATCTTGACAACTATTTAACTGACCCTGATTATGCTAAACCACCTTATGAAGCGCCAATTGATGAGGAGGATGAAGATGAGTAAATCTACCTTAGAAATGAGCCATCAAGAATGGCTCGAAGACCGCAAAAGAGGTATTGGTGGCTCAGATGTTGCAACCGTACTTGGATTAAACAAATACAAATCTCCTTATCAATTGTGGCTTGAGAAAACGGGTCAAATTGAATTGAAAGATTTAGAAAGCGAACCAGCTTATTGGGGTAATGTTTTAGAAGAAGTGGTTGCTAAAGAGTTTCAGGAACGTACAGGCAAAAAAGTACGCAGAAGAAACCAAGTATTTGAACATCCATTACATCCATTTTTAAGAGCAAATATTGATCGGGAAGTAGTGGGAGAAAATGCCATTCTGGAATGTAAAACAGCCAATCAATTTCTCGGAAAAGAGTGGGAAGGTGAAGAGGTACCGCTTAGCTATCTCTGTCAAGTTCAGCATTACATGAACGTTTTAAACAAAGACTATTGTTATATCGCTGTTTTGATCGGTGGACAAAAATTCATTTGGAAGCGGATTGAACGAGATCAAGAGCTGATCGATACAATCACTGAACAATTAGTAGAGTTTTGGGAAACGAACGTTCTTGGAGGTATCGAGCCTGTAATTGACGGAAGTGAAGCGACTGCTGATTTCTTAAAAGAAAAATATGCAGATGTAGAAGAAAATCAAACAGCTCTACCATCACGTTTTGATGAACTTATCGAGCAAAAAAGAGAACTCAAACGGACTAAGAAAGAAATTGAATCAGCTATCCGTCAAGTAGACAACGAGATTATCAGCGAGCTAGGTAAACGTGAAGCCAGTATCGGTATCACTCAAAAAAACATCATCAGTTGGAAATTTGTCCGTACGAGACGTATGAACTCGAAGAAACTAGCAGAGAAATATCCAGATGTCGCAAATGATGAAGAGATTTATAACGTTACTGAATCAAGAAGGCTAACCGAAAAGGGGATCAAATAATATGGCAACAAATGAATCGTTAAAAAATCAATTGGCAGAAAAGCCACAGAAACAAGTTGCACCAGGACAGTTAGGGCTTAAAGCTCTAATGAATACACCAACAATGAGAAAGAAATTTGAAGAAGTACTTCATGACAATGCTAATGCTTTTATGTCGAATGTTATGACTCTTGTATCTAATGACAGTTATCTTGCAGATAGTGAACCGATGTCTATCATGAGTGGTGCGTTAACTGCTGCAACATTAAATCTTGGGCTAGATAAGAATTTAGGTTATGCATATTTAGTTCCATTCAATAGTAAAAACAAGCAAACAGGAAAATGGGAAAAGAAAGCTCAATTCATGCTTGGCTATAAAGGATATATCCAATTAGCCCAACGATCAGGTAAATACAAAGCATTAAATGTGATCGAAGTTTACGAAGGAGAACTAAAAAGCTGGAACCGACTGACAGAAGAGTTTGAGTTTGATCCAAATGGTAGAACGTCTGATGAAGTCATTGGATATGTTGGCTATTTCGAGTTACTGAATGGATTCAAAAAAACTGTCTATTGGACCAAACAAGAAATCGAAGCTCATCGGATTGCTAACAATAAAGATCGCGATAAGACAAAGTTAAGTGGTGTGTGGGCATCTGATTACAATGCAATGGCACGAAAAACTGTTTTGAGAAATCTTCTTTCTAAATGGGGAATCTTGTCCATCGAAATGCAAGAAGCCACCACATCGGATGAGAGAGTCCAAAGGGTTCAAGAAGACGGCAGCATTATTGCTGAAACAGAAGTTGAAGAAGATATTCCTGAAAGAAAAGAAGCAGAGGTTATATCTGAAGAAAATGAAGATGTACAAACTGGATTATTTGATGCATCTAATCCGCCGTTAAACAAATAATGAGGGAGCTTTCTCCCTTGCTTTTCTAGAGGAGAAATACGAATGAACACAGGATATGTCAAATTACATCGAAAAGTGATGAATTCATTCGTTTGGACCAATCCTTATATGTATAAATTATGGAGCTTGTGTTTGATGAAAGCGAGTCATGAGAATCGCAAGATACTTTTTAATGGAAAAGAGATACAAGTGAACAGCGGAGAATTCGTCACAGGGCGCGATGCTATCACATCTGAGATGAACGAAGGCGTGAAACGTGAACATCAAGTGAACAGCGGTTCTGTATGGAGATGGCTAAAACAATTTGAAAAAAACGGAATGTTGAACATCAAATCAACTACGAAATACAGCGTTATATCAATAAAAAACTGGTCTTTGTACCAAAGCAGTGAACAACAAATGAACATCAAACGCACAACAAGTGAACAACAAGTGCACACAAACAAGAATGAAAAGAATTATAAGAATGAAAAGAATAATAAAACATCATCGTCGCAACCACGCAAAAAGCGTGTTTACGACACCGACTCAGTTTACTACATTCTCGCGGAGGAGTTATTCAAACAGATTTGTCAGAATCAGGAAATCAAAAAGCCGAATCTGCAAAGTTGGGCAGATAACATTCGGAAAATGATCGAGATCGACAAGCGGACCGAAAACCAGGTACGGGGAATGATTGAATGGAGTCAGCACAATGTGTTTTGGGCATCGAATATTTTATCTGCTAAAAAATTGCGAGAAAAATACGACACAATGGCAGCGCAAGCAAATCGTGATTATAAAACAAAACAAACTAAAACGCTTGAATACGAGAAATTTAGCACAGATGAGTTGCCTATTTGAGAGGAGGCGTAGGCATGGAAACTGTTGGGGAAATCATGGAAAAGCTGATACAGAAAGTGCTTGTCCAACGTGGCGAATGTCCTGAATGCGGACAGCCTTTGTATGGATGGCGTACGAAGAACCCTGATGGCTCAGAACGTTGTAAGCCAACCTGTATGCAATGTGGGTATAAAGCATTGCGAGTTCAGGAAGACTTACAAACAGAACGAATTTACAACGAGAGCCTGAAAGCAAGAGCAATCAATTTTTTCAAAGGTGGTTCTGTTGTGCCTAATCAAGCGTTGTTTGATTGCACATTGCAGAATTATCAAATTGTCGATCAAGAAACAAGACAAGCGGTTGAAGTAACCAAACGCTTTGTTAATTCAGTCTTGTTAGGAAATCCAAGTCACCTTGTTTTAACTGGAAAACAAGGAACAGGTAAAAGTCACCTAGCGATGGCAGCGGCTTGGGAAGTCTTGAAGCGATCAAACTACGATAAAAAAATCTTATTTATCGGGTTACAGGAAATGCTGGATCAAATCAAATTTTCGTACAACAATCCTGAACTCAGAAAAACGATTGAGGGATCGTTGATTGCAGATATCAAAACAGCGGATTTAGTCATCATTGATGATATCGGTTCAGAACTAGGAAAAGATGCATCAGATAGTCGAGCGTTTGGCATAAACACGCTAAATTCGTTCTTGGATGCACGACAGAACCTAGCAACGATTATCACAACGAACTTGCTTGGTGAAGAACTGAAAAAAGCTTACGGTACGAGAACAATATCAAGAATGTTTGTCAACTCTGATGGATTTACGATGGTATTTTCTCAAACAGCAGACAAGCGCATAAAACCAGTGAAAGGTAGTATCGCATGAATAAATACCGTAATAAAAAAACTGTTCATCGAGGTATCAAGTTTGATTCTATCGCGGAAGCAGAGTATTACGATCTAGCCTTGTGGCAAGCTGAAGCGAATGGTTGGAAAGTGAAGCTCCAGGAAAGGTTTGAGCTGATGCCGAAGTTTGAACTAGAGGGCAAGAAGTATCGCAAGATCGAGTATATTCCCGACTTCACATTTTACAAAAGCGGCAAGCTGGTCAAAGTCGTAGATGTTAAGGGGATGCAGACAAAAGACTTTAAGATCAAGGCAAAGTTGTTCTGTCATCAATATCAAGTGCCGTTGATATTAGCCAAAAAATATCGGAATACGTTCAAGGAAGAGCGTTTTTAACGAGGTGGTCCATCATGACAACAGAAGAAGTGATTCAAATGCGAATTCGAAGCCTTCGGCGTGAGATTGACGATCTGGAACGAACAAAGGCAGTGATGGTCAATGAAACGGCTAGAAAGGCAATCGATTTGCACATAGAGAATTTAAGAAGGGAAATCCGTAGATTGGAGGAATGAGCGTGGATAAGGAAGCGGCTTGGCGAAAATTAATGTTGCTGATTCAAGATGAGAACTGGCAAGAAGATGAAGCAGTGGTTGCTGAAGTTCAGCGTCTAGAAAAGATTGCTAACGGACGTATACGAAAAAAGCCAGACAAAAGAAAACAGCGCAAAGGGAAAATCGTCGTTGTTTTACACGAAGGCAAAATTTTGATGCAAGGAACAGCTAGTGAGCTGTCTGCAGAAACTGGATATACGCGTGGGACTATTCGAACGTACGCTTGGCGAAATCACACCGATCGAAAAGGGCACGAATATAAGTATTTGGAGGAAGAAAAATGAACGAAAACAAATTAATCAAATTGGGTGTAGCAGGAGCAGTAATCGTAGGTATTGGAGTTATCGGAGGATTTAAGTTCTTCGAAAAAATCGATAATGGATATGTGGGTGTGCGCTATTCAATGAACGGCGGTATCAAAGATGAAGCACTGACGCAAGGTGTGAAATTTGTAGGGATTGACAAAGTGATCCAATATCCAATTCGCTTGCAAACTATCCAATCAAAAAATATTTCAGTATCTACAAGCGACGGCAAAAAGACAACGATTGATATCAAATATGACTACAAAGTTGATTCAACTAAAGCAGCAAAAATGTACAAGGAATTTGGGAATATCACTTCGGAAGATATCGAAAGTGGATGGTTAAAATCTAAGCTTCAAAAGGTCGCTCGTGAAGTTTATGCGAAATATAGTCTGCTTGATGTCCTTTCAGGAGATTCCTCTAAAGTTGAAGCTGAGGTATTAACGAACTTTGCTAAATCAGTTGAATCTAAAGGGTTTGAAGTCGAAGACGTAACACTTGGTGTTCCAGATGTCGATAAAGAAACACAAAAATCAATCGATGCGATCATTCGAGCTGGTCAAGAAAATGAAAAAGCGAAGCTAGACGCAGAAACTGCAAAAACTCAAGCTGATAGTGAAGCTTACAAGAAAACAAAAGCTGCAGAAGCAGAGGCAGAATCTAATCGCAAAGTCGCCGAATCAGTAACAGACAATTTGATTCGTTATGAAGAAGCTCAAGCTCGCAAAAAGCATGGATGGGTAACAGTAAATGGAGCAGATACTGTAGTTACGGATGAAGCAGGCAAATAATATGGGATTCTTTATGGCTAAAATTCTCTTGTTCTTAGGTTTAGTAGGAGCAGCATATCTCGTGTATGCGCTCCTTTCCCAAACTGATGACAAAGAAGATGACAACAACGATGAAATGAAATTTTAGGAGGAGAAATAATGGACGAACTAATCACAAAAGTAGAGCAGTGGGCTAAAGACAAGGGACTGGATCAAGCAGATCCAAAAGCACAGTTTTTGAAAGTAGCTGAGGAATTCGGGGAAATAGCTTCGGCGATGGCAAGAAGTAATGATGAACTATTTAAAGATAGCGTAGGAGACGTTATCGTCACGCTGATTATCCTTTCCATGCAAAAAGGGACAAACGTACAAGAGTGTTTAGAAATGGCATACAACGAAATCAAAGGACGCACAGGGAAAATGGTAGATGGTGTATTCGTGAAGTCGAGTGATTTGGAGGATGTGAAATGAAATACGAAATACCACTAAGTGAAGCGGGCATTCAAGCAATTATCAATGGTCGGGAGGTTAACATAGAACTTCCTGATGGTACTGAATTAGTCATCAGACAAAGTTATTTGAAAGATATGGCAGCTCCAGTATTAATTGATCGTTTTAACGTGACTGATTCTGTGGTAGAGAACCACTTAAAAGAATTTCGATCAAGTATAGACAACACTTTCAGATTAGGGAGTTGATTGACAATGAACACCAGACACCGCAGAGTAGCAAAACTAAGAAAACAGGAACTAAATGTACTAAAGACAAAGTTTGAAAAAGAATATGGAATTTCAGCAGAAGAAACATATAAAGTGGCAAGTCAGTTTGTTGCTGATGCAAGTGATGCTATTCGTAAGTTTGGGATTTCGATATTAAATGATGATCGTAAATGGGAGGAAATGAGATGAAACTAAAAGACGGATTTTACGCTAGTAGTCACGGCATCGGCGGTTTAATGCTAGATATGCCGACAAAGAACCCTAAAACACGTAAGAAACCAAAAGTCAAAGTCGGTGACATGGTTCGCTGTGAAGCAGAAGAGTTCATTTATCCGTTTCGTGGATATGTAGAACACGTCTATAATCACTCAGCGATCATTCGTATTGAAAACACAATGGAATGCGATAAGTGGTTAGCGAAAAGCAAAGAGAATTTAGCTGTAGCGAGATTGGTGGATATGGAGGTTATAAACAATGAAGTTTAAAATCTTTGAAGAGGACACTCGTTATAAATTAGAAAAAGAATTAAACGATTTTGCGAAAAACAATGAGATTCAGCATATATCTTTAGCAACTTCTAAGAGAGGTTATGCAAATTACTATGCAGCTGTTGTGAGCTATGTAAGTCGAGAAGTGTAACTCGGCAAATAAAAAAAGCCGGATCGCTCCGACTGATTCAATAAATCCAACACATTTATTATATCACATAAAGGAGCGGTTTGACTTGATGCAATTGTTACGAGAGGTAGATTTCAAACAGACAAGATGTAATGCGAGAGATGTGCTGAAGAACTTTCGGCGTTTGGAGCGGATGGCAGGTCGCTCTTTGATAGATATTAAGTCGCCGATTATTACGGATATGCCGAAGGCACCGAAGCACGGCAATAAGGCAGAAGACGCGATCATTCAAATGATGGATATAGAAGCGGAGAGAGACGCGATTCTAGCGGCTTTGATGGCTCTTAGTCTGATTAGTCGTCAGATACTCTACTACAGCTTCTGTGTGCCAGATAGCTTCTCAAACTACAGGATTAGCCGTGAAGTGGGTTATTCAGAAAGAAGCATACAAAGGATGAAGTCGGAAGCTCTAATAGAGTTTGCAGAAGCGTATAAACACGGAAGAATAATTGCTTATAAATAATTTGGCGGTTTTTTGGCGGAATGATGGCGGTTTTGCAACGTTTTGCAGTGATATTATGATAGTGTCGAAAGATTAGTGATAGGTCTGAGACAAAATAAAAAAAGAACATCGTTGTCTATTGTCACATGGTTAAGCTTGATAGACAGCAGCAAACAAAAATTAGATTTCTCACAAGTTTTCTTTCAACTGCTGCTGTCTATTATTATTGACGGGAACGTAAGTTCATGGTATCTTATTACCATAATCCTTATGATTATATCTGCTAGAAAAGAAGTTTAGAAAGCGATTGTTTTCTCGACTTCTTTTTGATTTAATTAATATAGCAGATATTAATATAATAAGGAGCGCATCGTAATGAAAAAAATAAAAAAAATCCATTTTTTTAAATTTGATATGTTTAAGCTTGAAAAAAATAATAAAGGGGATTCTGTTCAAAAATTTTTGGATATTTCTACAAAGAACTATTATTTAGATGAAATTTTAAAAACAAAGTTAAACGAAAATAATTCAATTAAAATATTAAAAGATTTAGGAAATCCAAATGGATATTCTGCAACAATGGAAGTTCTTAGCAATAACGATAACTATGTATTTGGAAAATTAGGTAAAGAACATGATATCAATCAATTTCAAATTAGAAAAACAGATACTTTAAAATCTAGAGATATAAGTAAAGCAGCAGACGAATTATTTGAGTCGTTCTCTTATTTTTTGATTGACAAAAGTACTTTTTCTGTGTCTTACATAAAAGAGACTACAGCACCAAATATAAGTTATTTGTCTTACCTTATTACTAATGAATTTATATCAACTGATAAAATCAGAGGATGGATAGAATGTTTAGTGGACAAAGATGCTATAGAAATGCTCAGTGGCAAAGATATTATTGGAACTATGGAGTATGATATAACTCTGCCTCCTGAGTACACTAAGAGTTTGTTGAGGCTTAGTGAAAAAGAATATGATTTGTTACAACATCAGAAGGGGATACGAGTAGCAGTTACCTTACAAGCTGCGCGAAGAAAAACCTCAGTTTTTGAAGAAGAGAAAGATGCTACCAACTTTTTTACCAGTATGATGAAAAAGGGTATAGATTTAAAAGTAAAAGCTAAAGATGAAAGTGATGAATTTATGCAAGATTTCAAATTGGTTGAAAATCCATTTACGAAACGGGTAAATTTTAATTATGATAATAGTAAAATTTCAAGTATACATGATTTGCAGAGCTCAATAGAAGAACAATTATGGTTGAAAACACAACAAAATAAGCATGATATTTTAAGTTATATTGGTTTTGATGATTAATAAAATCAGAATGGGAAGTAGTGATTGTTAATGAAAGATTATTTTAAAAATAATACTCTTACCATATTAGTTTTTATTTTATCTATAGGATCAATTGGAATAATTGTAGGCATTGATTTTTTTGGGGACAAAGTTTTTATTAAAGATAGTTTTAAAAAAGAAGACTTATATAATCTATTAACTATTAATACTATTTTTTCTGGATTTTTATATACTATGTTAGGAAATCTTGTAGAGTTTACTTCTAGAGAAGAAATGAGAAAAAAAGATTTAGCTGGATATGTAGATAAATATTATAGTCCTGTATATTTTGGTTTAGCTTATTTTATATTAGCTATTTTAATTGAGGTATGTATATTATTTTTTGGGGTTAGTATTTTATTGGGTTATCTGATTTTATTACAAAAAATTTTATCATTCTTCGGAATTATTTATTTTGTAATATCAACGATAATGCTAAGAAAAATTATAGTTCAAATTCGAACAAATAATTAGCATGCTATTTTAAGCGTAGATCACTCATCCGAGTGGTCTTTTTATTTTAAAAAAGAGAGGATTTTAAAAAATGGATAATGAAAAATTTATTACTAAATGCAAACAATTGGTAGCAGACTATGCAAATGAAAACTTTGATAAAACAGTTCAAATGCAGATTACGATGGACAATGTATTTGTTGTATGGTCATGTAAAACACTCCAAAACAATAAAGCATTATTGAGCACTACTGTTTCAGACGGAATGTATTATGAGCTAACGTATAACGGTGATAAATCAGAAATCTATTTTGATGCCTACAAAAAATGGGAAAACAAAGCGATTAAAGTCTAGCAGGTGCTAGGCTTTTTCTTTACATAAAGGAGGAATGATCTCATGAAACAATATACCGCTAAAGATTTCGAGGAAATGAAGCGATTAAAGAAGGACTATGAAGAAGTTGATATGGAGCTAACTGTTGGAGTCATTCAACGAAGACTGCGGGTCGGATTAGAGACAGCAAAGGCTATTTACAATGATCTAAATGCTATTGAAGAGAAGAATGGCTAATGAGGAACTACTGGTATATATCGCTAACTAATGAATATCCTCGAACCATTGATGATTGTTCAGTGCGTGTTGTGCGTTCTGTACAAATCAAAGGGAAGTACTCTATTGTCGAAATGGGGAGAGAAGCAGAACCATGTGAGATTGATGCGTGCAAGCTCGTTTATTGCGGTCATGGTTTCTATGATGAACCAAACATTCAAAATAATATTAACAAGAATTTGAGGGATTAGAATGCAAGAAATGGCTTAAAAATCTCCAATCAGGACAAATCAAGTTAGACAAAGTTTCCGATTTAAAGATATTAATTGAAGCAGATCTAATGTTGAAAGATATTGAAAATTAGAAAACAAAACTCAACCTAAGAAGATTGCGAGGTGGTGTGTATTGAATGGCAAGACAACGTGATCCAAGACGTGATGAAGCCAAAAGAATTTGGTTAGAATCCAACGGAGAAAAGCAGTTAAAGGAAATTGCATCTGAATTAAATGTTTCAGATTCTCAGGTTAGAAAATGGAAATCGCAAGACAAATGGAGCGCTGAATTGAAAAGTAACGTTACCAATGGCAAAAGTAACGTTACTAATCAAGGTGGCGCTCCTATTGGTAATCAAAATGCTAAAGGTAACAAAGGAAATAGCCGAGCTTCTCCGCCAGTGGGTAATAAAAACGCTTTGAAAACAGGCGAGTATGAAACCATATTTTTTGAGACACTAAGTGATGAAGAGAAGGACATCTATTCTAGTCTGAATGATAATCCTTCTTTTGTTTTGTCTGAAGAAATACGTCTACTTAAGATAAGACAATTTCGTATGATGAAGAGAATCCAACAAGCTGAAGCTGGACTAAATGATGAAGAAGTCGAACGATTGCAGCAGCTAAGAAAGATTAAAAATCCGATTGAAAAAAATGGTAAAAAGCTAGAAATCAAGCGTGAGGTTATGCAAGACGTACAGGTCTCAAGAAAGACTTATCGAAAAATAGATGACATTTTGTCTATTGAAGATGCGCTTACTAGAATCAGCAACCAATTAACGAAGGCAATCAAACAGCTTAATGCATTAGCTACAGAGGAATCAAGAAACAAAGTATACAACAATCAAGCGAATAAGCTTGAAGTTGAAATTGATATGCTGAAACTAAAAGCTGATTTGTTACGCAGTGATTCTGAAAAATCTACCGAAGAAAAACTTGATGAGTTGTTAGAAAAGATTGGTGGTGAATTAGATAGCACTAGTTGATATTTATAACCCAAAGCAAATAGACGTGTTAAATAAAACCATTAAGAATGATTGGTTCATTACTTTATTACATGGAGCAAAACGTTCTGGGAAAACAAAAATAAACAATGATTTGTTCTTGTTTGAATTGCGACGTGTGCGAAAGATTGCCGATGAAGAAGACATTAAGGAACCAATGTATATCCTAGCAGGAGTTTCAAGTGCAACAATCCAAAAGAACATCTTACAGGAACTATACAACATGTACAGCATAGAACCTAAATTCGATAAACATGGAAACTTTAAGCTATTTGGCGTTAAGGTCGTACAAGCTTATACAGGAAACATCGGTGGTGTTGGTGCAATTCGTGGTATGACGGCATATGGTGCTTATATCAATGAAGCTTCTCTGGCTAGGCAAGAAGTATTTGCTGAAATCATTTCACGTTGTTCAGGAACAGGAGCGAGAATCCTAGCTGACACAAACCCTGACAACCCAGAACACTGGCTAAAAAAAGAGTATATAGACAATCCAAGTAAAAGTATTCAATCGTTTCACTTTGAATTGGATGACAATACTTTTTTATCTGAACGCTATAGAAATAATATTAAAGAATCAACCCCAAGTGGGATGTTTTATGATCGCGATATCAAAGGACTATGGGTTTCTGCTGAAGGTGTCGTTTATCGTGATTTTGATGCTAGCAAGCACTACATCCAGTCAAAAGACTTGCCACCTTTAAGCAATTTTTATTGTGGAGTTGACTGGGGATATGAGCATTGGGGCTCTATCGTAGTTATAGGTGAAACAGATGACGGAACGGCTTATTTAATCGAAGAATATGCTACTCAATTTGAAGAGATTGATTATTGGGTAGACGTAGCAAAGGGCATTCAGCAGCGATATGGCTTGCGAACGCCTTTTTATTGTGACTCAGCAAGGCCGGAACATGTAGCTCGTTTCCAAAGAGAAGGAATAAAAGCGATTAACGCCGATAAAGCAAGGCTGTCGGGTGTTGAATCTGTAGCAAAGTTGTTTAAGACAGACAAATTATTTATCTGCAAAGATAAGGTCCGGAAATTCCGTGACGAGATTTATCAGTACGTTTGGGATAAGAAAAAGGGTGAACCTATCAAAGAGTTTGATGATGTGTTAGATGCTTTGCGGTATGCAATCTACAATTATTATAAGCCTAAAGCGAAACTAAAATCATTTAAAGGAGGGATTTAGTTGGATGTAAAGCCAATCAAGTTATTCACTTATCCTAGAGACAAAGAAATTAACCAAAAGACAGTTATGGAATTTATCGAAAAGCACAAACAAGAAGTTGAGCGTTACAAATATTTAATGAACATGTATAAAGGACAAGCGGAAATCTTTGACTATCCAGCAAAAGATAAATACAAACCCGACAATCGGATCTCAGTGAATTTTGCGAAATTCATTGTAGATACGTTTGTCGGATATTTTAATGGAATCCCTATTAAAAAGGCTCACAGCGAAGAGCAAGCTATTGAAGCACTAAGACAATTTGATAATGCAAACGACATGGAGGATGAAGAAAGCGAACTTGCTAAAATGACATGCATTTATGGTCGTTGCTATGAGCTAGTTTATCAAAATGAATATGCTGAAACTTGCGTGGTGTACAACTCGCCTGAAGACATGTTCATTGTCTATGATGATTCAATCAAACAAGAACCTTTATTCGCAGTCAGATATGGCTTTGATGAGGAGGGAAGTATTTATGGAGATGTTTATACTAAAGAAAGTATCCATGAATTGTCTGGTAAGGTTGAAAATGTCGCCTTAAGTGAAGGGAACCCAAATCCTTATAATGCGTTACAAGTCATTGAATACATCTTAAATGAAGAGCGAATGAGTGTATTTGAATCAGTGGTCACGTTGATTAATGCGTTCAATAAAGGCATCTCTGAGAAATCAAATGATGTTGAGTATTTTAGCGATCAATACTTAGCGTTTCTAGGTGCGGAAATAAACACTGAGGACTTAGAGAACATCCGTGATAATCGAATTATTAATTACTTTGGAGCAGGCGGTGATACTGTTGAAGTCAAATTTTTAGATAAACCAGACAGCGATGCTCAGACAGAAAACCTATTGGATCGATTAACGAAATTAATATTTCAAACATCGATGGTTGCAAACATTAGCGATGACAGCTTTGGAACTTCGAGTGGGACGGCGCTGGCTTACAAGTTGGAAGCGATGAGTAACCTTGCTTTGGCGTTTCAAAGAAAATTCCAGTCGGCGCTGAATAAGAGATACCAGTTATTCTTTAGCCTGTCTACTAACGTGCCTGAATCGCTTTCTAAAGCATGGAGAGGGATTGAGTACACATTCACTCGTAACGAACCTAAAAACGTTTTAAGTGAAGCTCAGACTGCTGCACAATTAATGGGAGTGACTAGTGAGGAAACAGCGCTTAGCGTTCTTTCGATTGTTCCAGATGTTAAAACGGAATTGGAAAAAATAAAAAAAGAGACAGCAAAAGCAGGCGTATTCGATAGTGATAAGGATTGATTGAATGAAATCAACTGATTATTGGAAAAAACGAGAGAAAGAATGGCAAAGGCAACAGATACGAGATGACAAAAAACGAATGGCAGAGATTAAGAAACGCATTCAGGATGCACAGGATGCGATTCAAAAAGAGATAGATGCGCAGTGGGATAGATTTTCTAATGGGCAAAAAATCACTCGTAGCGAAGCAATGAAGCGTTCTAGTGAGTTAGATGTTAAAGCCTTTGCTCGAAAAGCGAAAAAATACGTTAAAGAAAAAGATTTTTCGCCGACAGCAAATCATGAGCTAAAACTATACAATCTCACGATGCGAGTTAATAGACTTGAGCTATTGAAAGCGAACATAGGACTTGAAATGATTTCGTTGTTTGATGAGCTAGACAAGTATTTTTCAAATGAATTGACCATTGCTGGTCTGGCGGAGTTAAAAAGACAAGCGGGCATCCTTGGAATGACAATTGCGAAGGATGGATTCGCTAAATTAGTAGAACAAGTGATCAACAGTTCGTTTAATAGCAGTGGAGTTACATTCAGTGAGCGCTTGTGGATGTATCAAGTGGAGCTGAAAGCAGAGTTAGATCGTTTACTCGTGCGTAGTGTCACGATGGGGTTAAATCCGAAACAGCTAGCACCTGAGCTATCTAAGTTCTTAACTGATGAGGGTCGAGAGAATACGAAATTCCAAACTCAACGCTTAATGGTTACAGAAACAACAAGAGTACAAACTGGTATTCAAGAGAAAAGTTATAAAGATGCGGATATATCTAAATACATTTTTATAGCAGAGCCTACAGCGTGCAAAATATGCGGTACGATTGATGGCCATGTATTTGACGTGGATGACATGCAACCAGGTAGCAATGCTCCTAACATGCACCCGTTCTGCAGATGTAGTACAGCTCCGTATATGAATTAGTCTCCCAAGACATTAAATGCGAGAAGCCTCCCACGGCGTAAAATGCGAGAAAGAAAGGAATTTAACTATGAAAACACCATTTTTAATGCCAATGAATTTACAGTTTTTTGCGGATGATCCAGCAGACCAAACAGGAACCAGCACAGATGACACAGGAACAAATTCAGGAGCAAAACAGGAAGAAAAATCTACTGCAGGAGATGACAAAACGGACGATAAAGAGCTGGATTCTGAAAAAGTTGTCGAAAAACTACAAAAACGATTGGCAAGCAAGACAGCAGCAGAGAAGGAAACTAAGACACAACTTGAACAAGCCTTAGCCCGTATTGAGGAGCTGGAAAAAGGCGGAAAGAAAGGTGTCAAAGATCTTTCAGATGAAGAGAAAGCAACGAAAGTACAACAAGAAAAAGATGCTGAAATTGCTGAACTAAAAGCAAAGATTAAAATTGCTGAAGCAACACAGCAAGCGGATGAGGTTCTTAAAGAAGCTGGTTTAACTGTTGGAAAAGATATTTTATCAATTGTTGTTTCAGAAGACGATGTCCGAACGCTAGCGAATGTCAAAGCTCTGATCAATTACACTCAGGATCAGCAAAAACAGTGGGAAATCAAACGAAACACTGGGTCAACTCCCAAAAAAACACCAGGCGCAACGGAAACCGATCCGTTCAAAGCAGTGTTAAACAAATATTAAATGAAAAGAGGAAATATGTATGACGATTAAGTATTATACAAAACAATATGCAGGTATGTTACCAAACTTGTTCGAAAAGAAAGCAGCATTCTTACGAGCTTTCGGAGGAACTTTACAGGTTAAGGATGGCATCTCTCAAAAGGATACATTCTTAGAGTTAAAGATTTCTGACACGGATGTAGTAATTCAAGGGTACTCAACAGATGCAAATGTAGGATTTGGTGCAGGTACTGGTTCAACGAGTCGTTTTGGAGTACGTAAAGAAGTGAAATCAGTAGATAAAAACGTACCTTACGAGGCACCTTTGTCGATTAACGAAGGGATCGATGATTTCACTGTAAATGATATACCAGCGCAAGTTGTTGCAGAACGCTTGGCGTTGCATGGTGTAGCTTGGGCGCAACACGTAGATGGAATGCTAGGTAAAGCTATTTCTGACAATGCAAGCGAAACATTGACTGGCGAGTTAACAGAAGCTGGTATTGCTAAGTTGTTTGCAGATGCTCATAAGAAATTTGTGAACAACGGGGTTTCTTCTAATATCGCTCACGTAGCATATGTTACATCCGATGTACTAAACTTCTTAATTGATTCAGATTTGGCAAAAACGGAGAAAAACTCTTCTGCGAATGTTGATGAACAAACGTTGTACAAATTCAAAGGGTTTGTATTAATTGAATTGCCTGATGCTAAATTCCAAACAGGCGAGCAAGTTTACTTTGTCGCTGATAACGTAGGTGTAGCTGGTGTGGGTATTCAAGTGGTTCGTACAATGGATTCAGAAGATTTTGCTGGTACTGCATTGCAAGCCGCTGCAAAATATGGCAAATACATTCCGGATGTTAACAAGAAAGCGATCTTGAAAGCGAAATTAACTGAACCAGTTCCGGCTGGTTAGGAGGTAAATTAAATGGCTAAGTTTGAAGTCAAAAAGACTTTTCGTGATATTCACACAGCTGAGCTTTATGAAAAAGGCTCAGTTGTGGAATTAACAGTAAAACGCGCTGATGAAGTGACTAAGAATTTAGATGAGTCATTTTTAAAGCGATTGGACGATAAAAAGTAGGTGATTAAATGATTATCGCTGAAGATGTTAAAGCGTTACTGTCAGGGAATATTGATGACAAACTCGAAGTTATCGAACGACGTACGAAAGAACGCTTAGTAAGCCTTTTGAATGTTGAAGAAGTACCTAAAGAGTTTGACTATATCTCGTATGAAGTTACGCTGAAACGGTTTAATAGAATTGGCCAAGAAGGAATGCAGTCATATTCTCAAGAAGGTTTGTCGATGGCTTTTCCAGATTCGGATTTTGATGAGTATACTGACGTGATTGACGATTGGAAAAATCGTAATGACTTGGAGTCCAAACGAGGGAGGTTTCGATTATATTGAGATATAACGATGAAATCACCCTCGTTCAGCCTTCATCTGATCCGAAGTACGATGCAGATAAAGGCGAATGGATAGACGCTGATCCAGTGAAGATAATTACGGTTGCAAACGTTACTGACGTAGGCACAGATAGAAGTGTAACGATTTTTGGAAGTATTCAAGAAGGAGCAAAAGTCATTCGGACAATGCCTCTTTTTTCTTTGCCAAAATACGACTATATCGAATACAACGGTAAAACTTATCAGGATGTGGCCGTTCGTAATCCTGCATTTAGACATAGCATAATTGTGCAAGAGGTGATTGTGGATGAAGGCACGACTTGAATATAAAGGAATCGATCAGCTGATGCGACATCTGAAAAAAGCAGCAACGCTTAATGACGTTCAAAAAGTCGTGAAAAGTAATACTGCTGAAATGACTGAACGAATGCAAAAAGGTGCGCCAGTGGATACAGGTTACTTACGAAGATCAATAAACATGAATCTTTTAGAAGCTGGTTTAACTGGTATTGTAGGACCGACAGCAGACTATGCTCCTTATGTAGAATATGGAACTCGCTTTATGTCGGCCCAGCCTTATGTTAGACCAGCTTTTAATTATCAAAAAGTCAAATTTATGGCTGAAATGAAAGCCTTGGTGAAATGATGATTAAGACAAGAGATCAGTCGGTTTTTGATGAACTTTTTAAAATATCCCAAGAAAAACTAGGATACAAAACATATGATTACAAACCTTTAGATAATGTTGGTTATCCTTTTGTGGAATTTGAGAACACTCAAACGATTCACGAAGCGAATAAAACTGATATTAAAGGTACTGTGATTGTAGTTTTATCCGTCTGGGGATTACAGAAAAAAAGAAAGCAGGTGTCCGACATGGCATCTGCTCTTTTTAATGAAGCTAGATTGATAGAAGCCACAGAAGGCTATTATTGGGCTTTAAATTATCAAGCAAGTGGAATTCAAGTGATGGACGACACAACAACCAATACGCCCCTAAAACGAGCGGTTGTCACACTTGAATTTAGAATTAGATAGGAGGAAGAACATGGAAGCATTAAAAGGTATTGATGTCATTTTGCTTTATCGCTTATTGAAAAAAGAAACTCGGGAAGCTGCTTGGAAAATGGCATTTCAAACAGAACATGAAAATGGATTATCAAGAGATTCAGACTCTACAGTGACAAAAGACGGAAACGTTCAAAGTTTAAGCCCGGTTGAATATGATTTTTCGGCTACTTCAATAGTTGCTAAAGGAGATTCTCATGTAGATGAAATGAAACAAGCCTTATTAAATGGCGATATCATTGAAATTTGGGAAATCAACAAAGCAGAACAGGGAACAGATGATAATGCAAATAAGTACAAAGCTACTTATTACCAAGCATATGTGTCTGAATTTACTCCATCGGCTGCTGCAGAGGATAACGTTGAATTAAGTTTATCATTTGCAGTAAATGGTGTTGGTCAAGATGGTTATGCAACCTTGACAGAAGATCAAGCCGATGTTGTTCAATATGCATTCAAAGATACCGTGAAAGCAACTTCGACAGGAGCATAAGAGGGCTTAGATGCTCTCTTTTTTATTTTAGGAGGATGAAAAACATTGAAATTAAAAATTAAAGGTAAAGAATATTCGTTTAAATTTGGCACTAAATTTGTACGTGAATTAGATAAAGTGATGCCTTTCGTCGATGGAAATATGGAATTTGGAATGGGGCTCTCCGCAAAAGTCTTACCAGAGCTACGTTCTTATAACGTTAACACGTTATCACGAGTTCTGGAAATAGCAAATAGAACAGAAGAAGAAACTATTACGTTGGATGAAATGGATGATTACATCGATGAAGTTAAAGACATCGAAAAATTGTTTGATGAAGTTCTAAAAGAATTGGCGGAGTCGAACGCGGGAAAGTTAGCGGTCCGAAACCTGAATCAGAAATTGAAAGAAGCGGAAAAACAACAAGCGGAATAGATTCTGCACTGGCATACGAACAAATTCTTATCAATTCTTTTCGATATTTGGGAATAAACAATATCTCAGATATCGAAAGAATGACTTTATATGAATACAACATTCGTATGACTGCAGCCCAGTTATCTTGGCTTGACAAAGAAAAGTTGATTCACGAATTAGCGTGGGCAAATCAGCAAGTCCAAGCGGAGAAAAAAGTAGGCAAAAAGACAGTTCCTGTATATCGATCCTTTGAAGAATTCTTCAATTATCAAAAAATCGAAGATTCGATCATGGGAGTTTCCGAACTTTCAAAACAAGATAAAAAATTCCAAAGCTTACTAACTAAAGCTAACTCTTGAGGAAAGGAGGAAAATCATGGAACAATTTTCTGTTGAAGCCTTATTAAAAGCCACAGATAGTGGATTTGTAAAGACTTTTAAAGATGCACAAGATGCTGTTAAAACTTTTGAAAAGAATTCAAATAGTATGACAACCGCTGTTGGTAAAGTGATGCAAGGTACTGGTGCCGCAATGACAAAGTATATTACCACACCTCTTATAGGAGTAGGCGTAGCAGCTGCTAAAGTTGGTGGTGACTTTGAAGCACAAATGAGTCGTGTAAAAGCTATATCGGGAGCAACTGGCGACACATTCGAACAGATGAAACAGCAAGCGATTGATCTAGGAGCAAAAACTGCTTTTAGCGCAAAAGAATCAGCTGCTGGAATGGAAAACTTAGCTTCTGCTGGATTTAGCGCACAAGAAATCATGAAAGCAATGCCGGGTCTTTTAGACTTAGCAGCTGTATCTGGAGGGGATGTGGCTCTAGCTTCTGAAAATACTGCTACTGCTTTGAGAGGATTTGGTTTAGAAGCAAGCCAAGCAGGACATGTCGCTGATGTATTTGCTCGTGCTGCTGCGGACACCAATGCGGAAGTTGGAGACATGGGAGAAGCATTGAAGTATGTTGCTCCTGTAGCTAATTCAATGGGGATTTCTTTGGAAGAAACTGCAGCAGCTATTGGTATTATGAGTGATGCAGGCATTAAGGGTTCTCAAGCAGGTACAACGTTGCGAGGAGCATTGTCTAGGTTAGCAAGGCCAACAAAGGCTATGCAAGATACAATGGATAATTTAGGTGTTTCGTTTTATGATGCTGACGGTAAAATGAAACCTTTAAAAACTCAAGTAGAATTACTTAAAAAAGCTTTTGAAGGCCTGACGCCTGAACAACAACAAAATGCTTTAGTAACACTATATGGGCAAGAATCATTATCAGGGATGATGGCCTTGATTGATAAGGGACCTGACTCATTAGGTAAATTAACTAAATCGCTGAAAGATTCTGATGGTGCAGCTGATAATATGGCTCGAACCATGCAGGATAATATGAATTCTTCCATCGAGCAAATGTTTGGAGCTTTTGAGTCAGCAGCTATTGTAATTCAAAAGATTCTAGCTCCAACGATCAAAAAAGTAGCAGATGCCATTTCTGGTTTGGTGGAGAAATTTGTAAGTGCTCCAGAATCAACTCAAAAATTAGTAGTGGCCATAGGAGCAATCGCTATTGCAATTGGACCAGTATTGTATGCATTAGGAATGCTGGTTAAAGCGTTTCAAACCATGAAAGTGGGGTTAGGTGTATTAGGTAACGGAATCTCTTTGTTCAAGAAATTAGGTTCCGCCATAGGTTTTCTTACCAGTCCAGTCGGATTGGTTATAGCTGCGGTAGCACTACTTGTTGTAGGTTTCATCTATCTTTGGAATACGAGTGAAGATTTTAGAAACTTTTGGATTGGCTTATGGGAGGGAATCAAGTCTGCTGTAAGCTCGGCAGTAGAATGGATTCAGAATGCATGGAAATCTACAGGAGAATGGTTTAACAATTTATGGAAGTCCATTAAAGAAGGCGCAGACAATGTTTGGACTACAATTCAAGAAGCCCCTGGGAAAGCGGCAGATTGGATCAAGAATAAATGGACTGAAACAAAAGAGTTCTTTTCGAGTATATGGGATGGCATCAAAGAAGCTGCCAGTTCCGCTTGGGAAGGAATTGTAAACATTCTAGCACCGTATGTTATTGCCATAAAAAATGTTTTTCAGCCAATGATTGATTTCTTTACGAACCTATGGTCTCAAATTGGATCAATCGCAGGCTCTGCATGGGAAATTATAAAAACTGCTGTAATGGGTCCAATTCTGCTTTTGATTGATTTGATAACAGGCAATTTTAATCAGTTAAAAGAAGATGCTTCGATGCTGTGGACTACATTAACTACAAATATCCAAAACATTATCACGACGTTTGTAGATATAGTTGTTGGTTATTACACAGCCTTAAAGGATACTGTGATAAATATCTGGAATGTGTTAACTTCTACCATCAAAGATGTGTGGAATTCTTTTACTACATGGATCAAAGAGACAACTAACAATATTGTAAATAGTATTAAACAGGGATGGAATAACCTAAAACAAGGGACAATTGATCTGTTTAATAATATGATTCAAGGAGCGAAAGATTTATGGAATTCTTTCAAAGCTTGGTTTATTAATCTGGTTATTGGAACTAAGGATAACATCATTCAGGGATGGGAAAACCTAAAACAAGGTACTATAGATACTTTCAACAATTTAGTAAATGGTGCTCAAGAGGCATGGGATAATTTAGTAAATGCTGTTAGTGATACGGTTGATAAAGTGAAGCGTTGGTTTAATAAAATTAAAGATATTAACCTTTGGGAAGCTGGTAAAGCAATCATGGACAGCTTATTTGATGGACTGAAAGAAAAATGGAAAAGAGTCCAAGATTTTGTTGGAGGTATTGGTGACTGGATTAGGGAACACAAAGGACCTATTCGATACGATAGAAAATTGTTAATCCCAGCTGGGCAAGCAATCATGAATGGACTAAACGCAGGTTTAACTAATGGCTTTGCCAGTGTCCAAAGCAATGTAGGAAACATGGCTAATATGATTGCAGATAGTTTTACTCGTACACCTGATATTGATCTTTCAGCGAATTTAAAAAATGCAAATAGAAATTTCACAACACAAATAGAGCATAGTGTTAACTACGGCAAAAATAAACGTCCTGCAGTTTTCAATATTCGCTTAGGAAATCAAGTGTTTGAAGCGTTTGTTGAGGATATTTCAAACATTCAAGGTAAAGAGGCGGATATTAATTTATTGTTCTAGAAAGTGAGGGAAATATGATGGAGTGGCATAATCCAATGTATAAATTCAGAGACACGGTTAAAAACGATAGTCAGAAAACATGGATACCGACATCTGCATTGAATTATGATGGGAAGTTTATCGAGAATTATATAGAAGGGTACCAGACTTTGTATGTGGAAGGTAGAGAAATGGTTTCTTTAGAGATTGAGAGTGAAGCGGTGAGCATAGGTGTTCGTATTAGTTCTCAAAGACTTCCAGAGAGGATTTTAACTATACATTTTAAATTAGAAGAAAAGAATCCTATTGAATTTCAACGAAGCTTTAATAAATTGATGAGGCTGCTTTACAGGGATAAAGATGTAGAAATTCACTTTAACGATGAGTTGGATATGTATTATTACGGAAGGTATCAGACCTGTGATAATATTCCAGGAAACGTTCATAGTGTAATATCTAGTTTCTCTATAATCTGTTCTGATCCCAGAAAATATACACGTATATTTGAAACAAACGGCATAGTCTCAGAATATCTTCCGTATGAAGTAGCTCCGATTTCAATTAGTTTAAAGGCTAATAATGATGGGAACTTAAGAATTACAAATGGCCGTCAAAATATTAGTGTGACTAACTCAATGATAAAAAAAGGTGACTTTATCGAGATGGACATAGCTGAGGGAAAAGTTTTTGTAAATGGAGTGAATAAAACAACAATTCTTGATCTTACTAGCTCATTTAAAAACTTTATGGTTAGAACCGGTGATCTAATTAAGTGTGATAATGGCACTCCCTTAATACGATATAGAGGAGTGTGGCTGTAATGGAAAAAGATGTTTATTTTTTCGACGATAGCCAAAAGCTTATAAAAATAGTAGGGGAAGATAGACTTTTTTCGGTAGTTCAAGAAAAGGAAATTACACCAAGTAAAGATGAGTTAATTAATGATAAGTTAGCAGTTAGCATGGAGTTTGATAACGAAATTAAAGAGTCAGCTTATATGGCGGTTCGTGAAAGCGAGTCGTCTTTTTCTATGTATAAAATTATCGGAATTGCTGATCCGGGTTCATTGTTGATATTCACTGGGATTAATTTTGGGCCTGATGAATTGGATGCTTATATCATTAATGATATTCGTCCGGCTAACGAGTTTTTTCAGAAAACCATCCAGAGAGTCATAGATTTTACATTAGGTGAGTGGCGAGTTGGTCATTTAGATTCAACTCTGCCAGCGGTTTCTATGACTTTTTACTACTGTAGTATCCGTGAAGCCTTAAAAAATCTACAAACGTTAGGATGCGAGATTGTTTTTAGGTGCAATCTAAGCGGAGAAGGAATCACAGATAAATGGATAGAAGTTTACAAGCAGATTGGCGAATACAGTAATGAGCGATATGAGTACGGTGATAAAGCCTTGACAATTGAAAAAGAAGTAGATCGAAGTAACATCTATACTTCTCTAATCGGCCGCGGCCGTGGTGAAGAGGTTGGAGATGGTTATGGTCGTCGTATTGAGTTTGATCAAGTATACTGGTCCAAATCAAAAGGGGATCCGTTAAACAAGCCTACTGGCCAGATATATTTGGAAATCCCTGAGATGACTGAAAAATATGGTATTCCTACTAAAAACGGAAAACGTCGTAAGCGTGAGAAGGTAATTATATTCGAAGACTGCGAAGATCCTGTTGAGCTAATTCAGCTTACCTATCAAGAATTGGTTAACTGTTCACGTCCGCTAGTTCAATTTAAAGCAACTATTTTCGGAGCAGATAGTTTAGGTAATATTATACGTATTCATCGTGATGACCGCGGCTATCATTACGAGACTAGAATTTTCAGTGTGAAAATTGATCGATTAACAGGAAAAGTCGAAACTGGCTTAGGTGATAATTTAAATACTTCATCAACACGTCAAGCTTCAAATACTCAAACTGCCATACAGACCCTTGACGAGAAGAAGATGACCTTTTATGAGTCTACCGAAGTTTCTAAATGGCAATCGGATATCATCCGTGGGGCAAAGGGTGGATCAATTATTATGATGAACCCTTGGGATACTGGTAAAGGAGAAAGTCGTCAACCATATCAGATGGTTTGGATGAATGGGGATAGCATTGAAACTTCTAATCATTTTCTTGTAGCCAATTCGGAAGGAATCGGATTTATTGATGGAAAATTCAATGAGGCAAATTTTAAAACAGCATGGACGATTGATGGAAACTTTAATGCAAATTATATCCAGTCTGGACGTATTAGAGCAGATATTTTTGAAACTTCATTTAACGCTGTTGGTGATCAGCTCAAGTTAGTAAAAGGAGCTTTACAAATTGTGAACAGCAACAAAAAAATCATGGAACTAACCAAGAAAGGAATGGAGTTCTGGAACACCAAGGAATCTATCGGCACAATTGGTACTACTGATTCTGCAGGCAATCCTTTTCCTGGCGCATCCACTCCTACACCGTTAGAAGATAATTCTTTAGTTATTCGTACAAATGGAGACGGCAAATATATTTTGATTTCTCCTAAAGTAGGAAAAGGATTAGTTTTATTAGGAAATGGTAAAGCAATTTATTTTGGAGACTTAGATGTACAAGGAAAACTTACAGTTAAAGGAAAAGAAATAATTCCTGGACAAGGTGGTGGTCCATCGGGAGGTGGAGAATCTACTGGTGGGTATCCTAGTGAATTAAAAACAGATGCAGAAAAGAGAGCTTGGAGAATTTACGATATTTTGTGTAATAACGGATTTACGAAACAATCTGCATGTGGAATATTGGGGAACATTCAACAAGAAACAGGAGGAACTTTTGATCCTGATACTGTTCAAATAGGTGGACCAGCATACGGATTAGTTCAGTGGGATGGTTCTTCATATCCTCTTGTTGGTCCAGCAACATGGGATGGAAAAGTTTATGTTCAAAACTTATTTAATGCTGCAGGTATTAAAGAACCAATAACGAGCTTAGATGCACAAGTTCGATTGCTTATTTGGACATTTACAAATGGACAATGGATGGGCGTAGTACAACCTACGACGGTTGATGGATTTAAGGCCTGTACTGATCCAAGACAAGCAGCATATGCTTTTGAACGAAACTATGAACGTCCGGCAGCGACACATCCTGAACGTCAAGATTATGCAGTTAACTGGTATAACAAATTTAAAGATTTAAAACCAGGAGGAGCTACTGGAGAAGCAGGACTAAAACATTTAGAGTCTTTGATTGGACAACGAATTGGCAATGGTCAGTGTTATGGCTTGTCTGCAGAATATTCAGGATATCTGGGTGGTTGTGGCATGGGTGCTGGAACAAAATATGGTTTAACTCATGTGATAGGAAATACTTCTGCAGCATCTGATATTGGTATTGCCTATGATTGGTCTGCTGTTGGTTGGAAAGTGATTCAAAACCCTAGATATGATCAATTAGTAGTTGGTGCAATTATTAATTGGGCAAGAGGTGGACAAGTGGGTTCATGGTTTGCAGACGGAACTTATGGACATACTGGCGTTATCCGAGGCTTAGCTAATGGTCGTATGCAAACTTATGAACAAAACACAGAGTTAGGTATGATTTGTGGAAAGTTAGATCGCCAGTATTATAGTGCAAGTGCAATTTCTTCCATTGTCATACCACCAAAATAGGGAGGTGATTTAATGGCAAAGTGGAATGTCATATTAAGTACAACAGAACCCTATAATTACGTGGGGATGATTCAAGTTCGACAAGGCAATAAAAACACTGAAGTTATGGAAGCTACAATTGTCGAAAATGGTCTTCCATATGATTTATCAGAATGTAAGGTATATTTTGAATCAGTTGTTGGCGGAAAATATCCAGTCCAATTAGAAACAAGAATTGTGGATGCTAAAAAAGGGAAAATCAAATATATTTTTGATAAATATTCCATGCAGTGTTTGCATCGACAAACAGCCAATTTCATTATATTTAAAGGAGAAGACTTGATTGGAACAACTCAAGACTTCTCCTATTTTGTCATCAATGCTGTTTCAAAAACAGAAGGAGAAATGGGTTCTTATTGGCAATCAATTGAAGATTTAATTGCTGATATGACAGATTTTATTAATGAAAATAAAGGCGATTTTACGGACTGGATGAATGAAAGGAAAGAAGAATTTGATCGCTGGAGAGAAGAACAGGAGAATAGTTTCCAAGATTGGAGAGAAGGACAAGAATCAGATTATTTGTCATGGTTTGAATCAATCAAGGATATTTTGAAGTCTATCGATCCAGGTGGAGTAATGTTAGCCGAATTAATGGATGCACGTGTAGATCTTCAAGGTGTACGCCATGAATCGATTTCTGAACGTTTCCTATCCGATCTAAATTATTTGTATCAAAAAATGAAAGCAGCACTTTTCACGATTGAATACGGTGAAATTGAAGTGACTGATATTCTTCAAGACGATCTCTTTTCAGATAATCACGAAGTCGAAAAAATTGAAACAGTAGAATTTCCAATTGAAGAAGGAGCTTTGATTATTGCAACTGTTGATGATCCAAAACAGAATGTTTTCACTCTTGAGAAAGTTGGGGTGATTTGATGGTTAAAGTAAAGAGAATGATGGAAACTGATGAATCTGGTGTTAAACGTCAATTTATGCCAATTACACATGTCTCTGCAGTTTTAGGCTTAGAAAAAATGATATCAGGACAATCAAAAGTTCTTTCGGTTAATGGTAAATATGGTGCAGTCATTTTAACGAAAGCTGATTTAGGATTAGAGAATGCAATTACTGAACTACCTTATGCAAGCGAGACAAGCGATGGTATTCTTACTGCTGAAATGTTTCAAAAGATCGTAAATGGAGAAGGTGGAACATATATTTTGCCGATTGCTACTCCTGAACAATTAGGAGGTATAAAAGTTGGGGAACTCTTAGAAGTTACTGAAGAAGGTGTTTTATCTGCAACTAAGCAAACAGACTTCAATTTCTCTGAAGAATTAAAAGGAAAATTAGAATCTCTAAAAATATTAAAAGCAGGTGCAAATATATCAATTGCAGAAGATGGAACAATTAGTTCTACAGGTGGTAGTGGGACTGGTGGTGTTAATCAGTCATATGTAGATCAAAAATTCCAAGAAGCTGTAAATCAAGCAGAAAATTACACAAACGAAAGAATTCCAAATTTTACTTTTGAAAAAATTGGGGAGGTATAGAGAATGACAGATATCGTAAAAATAAAACAAAGCAATGTACAGGTTTATCCACAAACTCATTGGAATGCTATAGAAGGCAAACCAACAACGGTGAAGGGAGATAAAGGCGATCCTGGCCAAGCAGCAACAATTACCATAGGAACCGTTTCTAGTGGTTCAACCGCTTCTGTTACGAATGTAGGAACATCATCTGCAGCTAGATTTAATTTTGTTTTACCAAAGGGAGATAAAGGTGATCCTGGAATAAATGCCACAACTACAGCTGTAGCTACAACTACAGCAAATGGGTTGATGTCGTCCACAGATAAAACTAAGTTGGATGGAATTGCAGCTGGAGCACAGAAAAATCCAGGTAATGCTACAACTACGACAGCAGGTTTAATGTCAGCAACCGATAAAGTGAAACTTGATGGATTAGCGAATATTACATTTGAGAAAGTGGGGACGGTTTAATGGCTGATATTGTTCAATTAAAAGAAGACGGAGTTGCTAAATACTTAAAAACGCATGTAGAAGCTATTGATGGTAAAGAAGCATTGGTGCAGACAGATGGAGACCAAGCCATTGCAGGACATAAGAATTTTTCAGGTTCTGTAACAATCAATAATAAACGTGTTTTGACGACTGATGATAACAGATATGAAGTGGTAAATCTGGTTGTCACTAACGGTAATACAGGGACAGCAAAGCTTTATCGTGAAGGAAAAACAGTTTCTATATATTTTGTGGCTTTAAACGGAAAAAGTAGTGGCGGGAATGATTCGGTTATTTTAACTGTTCCAGAAGGCTATCGGACACCAATTAGTTTTGAACAACTGGTTGGGTCAATAGACCGTTCTACTTTGAACAGTGCTCAACTATCTATTGGCGCAGACGGAGCCATTAAATGGAGAAGAAATTCAAGTTATGGATCAGCTTATTCATTTGTTATCACTTATTCAATTTAAGGGAGGAAATCTAATGAAAGTAGTTTACAAATCAATCAAGCCTTACGGATTCGAGCAAATCATTTTGAACAATCAAGAAAATATCCCTGAAAACTGTACAGAGATTAAACCACCAGTTCCTAACTGGAGACCAAGATTTGATTTTGATAAAAAACAGTGGGTTGAGTTAGCTACTGAAGAAGAGAAGAGTGGCACAGCGGTTGACGATATTGAAGATGTCGATCAGTTGAAGCAATTAAATGCTCTACTGACAAAACAATTGGCGATATCGGTACAGGAACAAGAAAAAATGCAACAAATGTTAGCTCAATTGACGATGGAAGTCGCAAGTATTAAGAACGGAGGGAAAAGTAATGAATAGTTTTCCGGGCTTTGAAAATATAAAACAATTTTATGATTGGGGATGTTATACGGACCAAGATTTACTTGACTATGTAAACATGAACTGTTTAACAAAAGACCAATATAAGCAGATTACTGGAAATGAAATTTAATTAAGCACAAAGTTAAATAAAAAGCGTACTCAAACGAGTGCGCTTTTTATTGTGGATGGAAGTGAGGTCAGTAATTTGCATATTGAGCAACAGCACTTAGCAATGATTGTTACTGCTTTAATTACAGCAGTTGGAACATTTTTAGCAACTAAGTCAACTAACAAAGTGACTTTAGAAAATGAAAACATTAAGAATGCTACTTCATTGTACGAGCAATACAAAGAGTTGAACCAACAGTTACAACAGAAAGTAAACAAGCTAGAAAATAAAGTGGAAAAACTACAAGAAAAATATGAGAAAGAAATCAATTTTTATAAAGATAAAATTGAACAACTGGACGGGCAAATTGATGCCTTGCTTTCAGAAAGAGAAATATTGATAGAAGAAAACAAGCGATTGAAAAAGAAAGTAGCCCAACCAATGAAGGGAGGTGGATAGTATGAACAATAGAACCTTTGATATTTTGAAATGGATCGCTATAGTAGTTATCCCCGCTTTAGCGACTTTTGTCGGTCTTGTCGGAAAAGGTGTTAACTGGCGGTACACAGATATAACGGTGATGATTATTACAGGTTTTGGAGCATTTCTAGGGAGTATTTTAGGTGTATCAAATCGAACGTATAAGAAAATTTCATCAGATAAATAGGAGGATAGATATGAAAAAGAAAATTACTATTACTGCGATGAGCCTGTTAACGGCTCTTTTTTTATTGCCAATTAACGGATTTGCCTATACTATCAACAATGAATTTAATTTGGGCGCAAATGAAGGTAGCTCACAAGTAGCAAATAATCAGTATATTTTACTGCATGAAACGGCTAATGAAACAGCAACAGGACGCAATGAAGCGCAGTATATGCAACGTTCATGGACTAGCGCTTATACTGCTTATATTGTGGGAGACGGCGGAATTGTTTATCAAGTCGGTCAACCTGGTTATGTACAGTACGGTGCTGGTTCGTATGCTAATGCCAACAGTCCTGTGCAGATTGAGTTACAACACACACATGATAAAGCAACGTTTGAGAAAAACTACAAGGCATACGTTGAATTGGCTAGAGATTCAGCAATGAAATATGGTATTCCATTAACGTTGGACACTCCTTATAACCAACCGGGAATCAAATCGCATTTATGGGTAACACAAAACATCTGGGGCGATCATACAGATCCTTACGGTTATCTTTCTGAAATGGGCGTAAGTAAAGAAAAATTAGCATATGATTTAGCTCATGGATTTACCGATGAAAATCCAACAACTTCTGAAAACAAGCCTGTCATTGATCCAACACGAGCTGGTGCAGCTAATCCTACGCTGACAGATGGAACAAACTACGCTCATATTGATCAGTTTGGGGAAATTGAAAATGCAAACTTACACGTCGCTGGATGGCACATCGCTAACTATAAATACGAGTATATTTTCATTATGGATTACAATACTGGGAAAGAATTAGCTCGAGTAAAAGCTGATGGAATTTATAGACCAGATGTAAACCAAGCTTATAATACTTCTGGAAATGTTGGTTATCATGTATCTTTCAATATGCGTAATTTTCCTAATAAGAAAATTTATGTCATGATGCGGGCAACGAATGATCCAGAAGGGAACACTAAAGGCGGAGCACAAGATTTTCATGATAAACGCTGGTACTTGAATATTCCTAAACGATAAAAATAGCCCCTCATTTTTGATGTGCACCCCAAAAGTTAGACTAGAAATCTAATTAAAAGGGGTGCTTTTTTTGCGGAAATATACATTTGTTTTTAAGAAAAAAGTAGTTTCAGACTATTTAAATAACGAAGGCGGCTACAAATATCTTGCACATAAATATCAAATAAATCGTACACTGGTTAGACATTGGGTAAGGATTTATAACTATCATGGTTGGGAAGGCTTGGTTGGAGGTGGCAAAAGCTACACTACAAAATTTAAACTTGATGTTATAGAATATATGGAAACAAATGGTCTTTCTATCCAAGAAACTGCTAAAAAATTTAATATCGGTTCAAATAGAACTCTAAGTAAATGGATAGAGCAATATGAAGAAGGCGGTGCTTCTTCACTTGAGAGCCAAAAAAGGGGCAGAAAAATTAGTATGAATTCCAAGCTAAACATTCCTAAAAAACTTAAAGATGAGTCTCTTGAAGAAGAAGTTATTCGTTTAAGAGCAGAGAACGCATATTTAAAAAAGTTAGAAACCTTGATTCAAGAACAAGATTTGAGCAAGAAGAAATCAAGGTTAAAACAATCCTTCAGCTCAAAAAAGAATTTAAATTGAATCTATTACTTTCAATTGCACAATTAGCGAAGTCAACTTATTATTACTGGGTAAAAAAATTAGATAAGCCAGATAAATATAGCAAGATAAAGCAAGAAATTACAGCGATTGTAAAAGAATCAAGAAACTCTTATGGTTATCGTAGAGTCACTTTAGCGTTAAAGATGAAAGGATATACAATCAATCATAAAACAGTTAGAAAATTAATGTCCCAAATGGGACTTACCTGTCAAATCCGAATAAAGCGATATAAATCTTATAAAGGAACAGTAGGAAAAATTGCCAAGAATGTGTTAAAACGAAATTTTTCAGTAGATACACCCAATAAAAAATGGGTGACAGACGTCACTGAATTCAAGATAAAAGGAAGAAAAATCTATCTATCTCCTATACTTGATTTATTTAACGGAGAAATAATTAGTTATAGTATATCAACTAGTCCAACATATAAACTGATTGAAGAAATGCTTCAACAAGCAATTAAAAAAAAGGGAACTGAGGGTTCACTGATTCTACATTCAGATCAAGGATGGCAGTATCAGATGCCACAATATCAAAAAAAATTAAAAGAGAATAACATTATTCAAAGCATGTCTAGAAAAGGAAATTGCTTAGATAATTCTGTAATAGAAAATTTTTTTGGTGTGCTTAAATCAGAGTTTTTTTATCGAGAAAAATTCCGATCAATTGAGATATTTCAAAGTAAATTAAATGAGTATATTAGGTGGTATAATAACAAAAGGATAAAACTAAAGTTAAATGGACTATCTCCAGTAGAATATCGGAAACAGTCCATTAAATAGTTCAACTTTTGGGGTTCAGTTCATTTTGAGGGGAAGTACATATAGTTGTTGATATAGTTGCTAATATTGTTAGCTAATTTGTTAGTAAAACTGTATACGAATTTAGATAGTAAAAAAACAGTTTGTTCCTTATATAGAGGCACTTTTACTACTGATTAAATGTCAGATATGCTTACAAATATACTTATAAATATGCTTACAAAATTAGCTAATATTTCCGTTGACAAAGCTTTGTTACTATTGTTAAACTAAATTGACTAGCAAAAGTGAAACATAAATTTATTAAATAAATGTAAAAATTAGGAGAAATCAATGTCTTATAGAGTACAATTAATAATTTCAGAAGATGTAGAAAGTCAGCAATTTGGCACTAATGTTATTAATAAAGTAATTAATCCAGCTCTTTCTATTAATGCGCCTTTAATTCCTACTGCTTTATCATTTTCTGTAACAGCTGTGGTGTCTGAGATAGAGGATACAGAAAAGATAAAAATAGTAGAAATTGAAGTTTTAAACAAGAATGAAAAACAAATTTTTTCTACGGGTGAAGTATCGGTA